GAATTGGATGCATTCGACAACGCAGTGACCATCTTTAAGGATGCCAAGGGTGTGGAGACCCGGATACCATGGAAGAGAGGTGTTCCGAGCGGTTTGTATCTGACAGCGATCCTGGACTCAATAATCAATTACGCCGAGGCTATGGTGGTGGCAGATGACTTGGGAGTCGAAGTGTTGGACGGCAGGTTTCAAGGTGATGACGCTGTGCTGTTCACTCATAAGTGGACGACAGGACTGGACTGGTCTGATGGCTATGCAAAGTACGGGTTGTTGGTAAACGGCGAGAAGACGTGGGTGTCCAACGAGCGTTACGACTATCTGCATGAGATAAACGGTCCCGAAGGCGCGTGGGGTTTCCCCTCACGAATGTGCAAAACAATACTTTGGAAGAAGCCTGAGTTGGGGGGGAGCGGATTCAAAGGCAAAGCTGCACGAGATACCGAATACTTTACGGCACTGTTGAAAGCTCACAGGAGAGGGATGGCCAACTGTCGGGAGTGTGCGGAGCACCTACTGGCAAAGAGGCTGTTGCCTTGGACGCCCGGGCACGGCGTCAAGAGGCAGGCTCTGGCCAAGAGGAGAGCGTTCGACATCACGAACACACCTTTGGCTTTTGCGGGGTTAGGTTTCGCTAGCTGGGGGAGGTGCGGTTTGAGGACTGTGGTTTCGGGAGTTCAAGAGGCCGTGGGTAAGATGGTCATAACGGGAAAGCTTTTCGAGGACACACCGTCATGGAGGAGATGCGTGAAAGAGAGGCTGTCCGAAGCTTTTCCGATGCCGGAGGTTGAGACGGCTTACTATCACGTACGTATACCCAAAGCTCTAAGGACAAAGGTTTTCCGCATGGCGGGAGGAGGAACAATAGGAGGAGACAATGTGCGATTGCAGTGGTCGTTTTTGGACTACGCTAAACACGCGGACGCATGGCAAAAGCATGTGGCGCTTGAGCATGCATTGTATGACAGGGAGGTGCTTATCACACCTCAAATGGTGCCCGACAATCGAGTTGGGTTATCGGAGATGGGGGCCGACGCGGCCGCCCGTTTACTGCACAAGGAGCAGGCGCTGTCGATGGACTTAGGGTCCGACAGTACCTCGGGTGAGCCGTACGCAGCCATATCGAATGAAGTTAAAACTCGATGGGATGCGGCTCTAAACATAAAACTAAGATCTTGTCTGCTCAATATGAAGGACACAGCTTTGAATCTGGCCCAGTGGGCGATGAAAAAGGTGGATACTTTAAGTTGGGGGATCAGGGTTGCGGTCTAGACGTCTAAGAAACGTCGGTCGTAGCTCCGGACAACCTACCCACACAGGTGTAACAACAATACGTTCACCCTGTGTGTAACAAAAACAGAGAACAATTAAACACACAACCAAAGAACCGTAAGTAAGTCCTATTGAGGACTGCGTGCGGGAAATCGAGC